TGGAATCGTCAATCTGGGAAGCCAGACCGCCAGAATACCCGGGCATTAAAGTAGTGGTTATGATATTGCTATCGGTTATACGGATATTGGAGACTAATGTACCGGATGAAATCAAGCCGGAAAGAATACCCTGGGATGCCCCACAGTGACGTGAATAAGCTTCTTCGAATTTCAAATTAACTACTTCGGCTCCGGACAGCGAAGCGAACAAGCCCCAATCACCTGAAGGTGTCGTATCGTTTGAATACAGTCCTGTTATCGTATAACCGCAGCCGTCCAACGAGCCGGTGAAAGTCGGAATCGGAACCCATCCACTACCCCCGTTCCACGCAGCATCTTCGGTATCGGTGGCGTCGATGTCGTTGGCTAAATAGTAATTAGCCGTACAATCATTGCGAATATCGTTCAGGTCGTAAACATCATATATAGGTACGGTATGGGGCGGTGGGTCTGGATAAGGCTCAATACCGGGTTCGCTTACCGCTCCTATTACCATATACCCCACACCCGTATTATTACTGTCTGCCTCAAGGAACCTGCCGGCACCTTTGCCGCCGAGAGTATTCTGCAATCCGGTTGTCAGCGAATATCCGGAGTGATAGCCCAGCCTGGTATTGTCAGTCCCCGTGGTAGTATCGTCTTCACCCATCCCTATCGTAACGTTGTAAAGATCAGGCTCGAAGTCCAGAAGACTATAAGCCTGGATGTAGTTATTAGGCCTCGGATCACCTGCGATATGCCCTAAAGCAATGCCGACACGATCATTAACATCGTCGTAATAAAGATTGGTATTATCCTCCCAAACCGGATAATTGTTCGCATCAACGAAAATGATCGAGCCAGGCGTCCTGTCCGGAAGCGAAATAGTGACAACATTCGGATCACATGGATCGGGTGTAACTATTATTACATTGGCGTCAAATACTCCCCAAACAAGCTGCGAATTGGGATCGCCCGGCGTCATTAAAAACGAATTTGGATCACCGGAATCGATAGGCCATTGCATATTATAAGTTTCACTTGCCGATCCCGATGTACGTATAGATGTACTGTATGTTTCGTTGAGATCCCACCAGTAAGACCGCTCGTAAATATCAATCGCACCAGCCTGGGCCATTATTACCGCAGGAGCTATGGTCACTAATAATAATACTAAGATGTTTCGCCGCGAACGCGGAACCGTTTTTCCCATGTCTCTGTTGTTGCGTTAAATTGCTGTGCCTGGATATGATCATCGACAACAATGAAACGCCACGTCCCATCCATAAACCTCATTAAATCTTCACGAATCAAACGAAGATACATCTCGACATAATCCGACAGCTCACGTAAGGACTTCGGTGAACTCGCTATCTCCGGAGTCAAGAGTATTTGATCGTCGTCTTCTTCGCTAACATATATTACAGCCATTAAACCCGTCCCAAGAGTATTGGAGCATTTATCATGTAACTGGAAATCTGGAAATCATCGCCTGTAGAAGAAAACTTAAACTGTATCTTTTTGCTCGTATCATTGATCGGAATAAAATAGTCCGCAAATTCACTGGTCAAAGACGTTGCATCGAAGTCGGTCCAGCCCGTATCGATGGTCTCGAAATTGCCTGTGCGGTAACTAATCACGACGCTCGTACCCTTGGCCGTAATAGTAATGCCCGGCCAGAGCTTGTTTCTGCCCGGAAAGCCGGTATCGCATACTTCCGTAATATGCCGAGACGGGATATCTATACCATCGTCCTGAATAAGATCGCTGTCGTATTGATAAATATAGCCCGCCGAATCGCCGATAACGATCCTCTCGTCAGTCAATATTTCCGTCATTGCCATGCGAGACGTTGTAGCGTAAGTAATATAATCCTGGCTCGTCGGAGCCTTGTCTACAAGGGCCGTTCCCGCCGCCAGGTTGGATTCATCGGCCCCGTTCTGAGAGAAAGTGAACGTCGTAGTCGATGGAACCGAAGCTATTGTGTGCGAACCGCTAAAAGCATCTGTTTCGCCGCCGCTATCGACACTGGCAAGGACTGCCGTTTCGCCGGCAATAAAACTGTGGGCAACGTCAGTAGTCACCGTTACAACGTTCGAAGATCGTACACAGCCGCCGATAGCCACATTTTTGGGTGGGCTTCGCTCAATCAGCTTGTCGGCGTAGGTATCGCCGATCATATAAGAACCGGCACCAATCAACCCTGCCGCTGAGATCCCCGCCGACGTCGTAGCCCACTTGTGTGTAAAATCACGTTTCATCCACGAGCCGGTACGGGTATCAATTGCATAAGCCTGCGTAACGAATTCACTGCCGTCCGGAACAATATAAATCCATATACGTGAACCTTTCGCACCAACAGTCATCCAGCACCGGTATGCGTAAGCTGGCGATAAGTCACGTTCGAGATATTTTTGGATATTATCGCCTATCGGCCTTATGTTGGAACCGCCCTTATAAGCGTAAACATTGAAATCACTGCCAACAAAATAGTGAACATTGTTTTTTATGCAGAGCAAGTGCGGACCGAGCAGGCCGATATCGGGGAACTCGATCCTCGGCCTAAACACCGTCGTACCGCCAACCCAATTCAAAGACCATGTCGAATTGTTCTGATACTGTATCCACTGATTGCCGAGCAGGCCGCCGAAAATATTTTCGCCGCCCGTCTCGAACAGATCGGTGTATCCGGACCCCGTACCCGTATAGCTTTCGAGCTTGCCTGCCTGTGACCATCTTATTCGTTGATTGCAATCGTGAAGTGAATCGACCGCATCGGCTTCTTTGGCACTAATTAACAAGACACGACTCGCCAAAGATCCGACTTGAAGGGCGTAGTGCTTCGTAATGGAGCTGCTGGTATGATGATAGTCATCGGCACCGAGAAGATCCGCGAAATCCGTCTCGTTCTTACCAGCCCACCTTTGTATCGGTGCGACCTTACCCGGACATACAAGGCAATGCTTGTACCAATTATCACCCGTCCCGTTTAACGCAATGCCGTCCGTATGAAGTATTACGGAATGACTAACCGGATTGTAAATATTAGCGTTAAGATCATTTCCCGATTGCGAGACATCGTCCCAGGTATCATCCTGGTTATTCTTATTGTAAATCTTTTCCGGTGTGACCGCCATGAAATGCTCGGTCATATCAAGCTCTTTCCACCGAAACAAATCAAGAATCGCCCCGCTCAAAGGTAATGAGGATGACGCTATCTTACTAAAGCCATACGGCGTCTTGATCGTGCCTCTGGGGTACAAGACGTTTCGTGACCCATCGGCCGCACCGCCATACTGCAACTCGGCAGCATCGTCTGCCATTGCATTAAAACCGCGATCCACTTGCCTTGTAACGATATCTTGCATTTTAGAACCTTAGTGTCACGCCTGCTGAAAATACCCATTCGTCCGGCTTCCAACAATCCATGTTTGAGGACCAGTATTGATTCCGGCCCTCGATAACGACAACCTCTTTGATTAGCACCCCTACTACCGGCCCACCGATCACAGCATCAAAATCACTTTCAAAGGTTGTCAATATTCGACCGCCGACGTATGGATTTATGAAGGCGTTTCTGTCACCCACTTTCGCTATCCCATAAATGCCGCCAAGGTAATCAGTGCCCGTGAAAGGATAGTCCCAATCCATGCTTGATTGCAATTCGGCCCCGACCTCGAAGCTGTCACCAATATCGGTGCCGAGCCTTGTGATAAAGCTTGTGTCCTCATACATTGCCCAGAGATTTACAGCCTGGGCATTGCCTGCAACGAGCAGGCATATAACCATTGCTAACATTACTAACCATCTCATAATCGTCCCTTTCAAAAAAAAGTTAATATTTAATTATGTAATTCAGAGCGATGTTCACCGGCCTTGTCTCGGTCTTTCCGATATATGTACTGTCGGTAGAATCATAAGGGCCGGAAGATTTGACTACATTGGAAGAATCTTCTATTGCAGCGTCTCCCCTACCGACGTAAGCACTGTCATCCGAGTCACCGTAATCGTCTGTTTGTACTCGGTGAACGTGAGCAATAATCCCATCCTGCTGTGTAGAACCCAAAGTCCTGACGTCGGGATCGACGGCCTGGGCCTCATCGAGACCTCGAACAAAATAGCCCACAAGATCTGGAATATTGAACGTTGTCGATCCGTCACCTACACCGTAGGTAGTACCAACGACAGTATACAAATCGGAATAAGTGGTCCTCGATACAGCGTTACCGTCACAAATAAACCATCCGGACGGAGCGGAAGAACCGGCATAAGAAATAATAGCCCCTGTCGGAGCCAATGCCTGACTCGTTGCCGCCGCCAATTTGGCCGTGGTAATATTGGCATCTGCGATTTTAGCCGTGGTGATATTGGCGTCTGCAATTCCCGCCGTGCCGATCTCTATGGCAACCTTGGTATCCTCCGCTGCGTTCATAGTAAAAAATTGCAGCAAAGTCGTATCGTAAATCAAATCATCGTGAACGAAGGTGCTTGCAGTAACATTGGCGTCGACCGCCGTTGTATCATCGTAAAACAGGATCGCACAGCCGCCGGGTATATGTTCGCCGCCTGCGGAGCTGGTTGCCAGCGTTTGATGCTCCTTGTTCATCCGGATAGCGATCCCCTTACGAAGATCGTACATTTCCTTGTAATGATTGCCTATAGGCTGGTCGATGTCCGGACTTGTCACGTCCCACTTGGTCCCGTCCCAGGGATCGTGCGTAGCCGCCATGACAATTGCCGTAAAAGCGATAACGAAAACAATAGCTAATTTGGTCCAAATAGATCTCATATTTTAGTCTCCATACAATTTTTCCAGGCAAACACAGTTATAATCCTGGTACTCGGAAAGCCATTCTTCGAACATTAAACGAGTTTTTGTAGCTTTATTTTGAACGCCGGGGACCGACAATGCGATGGTATCGTAAACTTCGGTAAGGGCAAAGAGGATCAGTCCCTTATCGGAATTGGAAAGTTCGGATTGTGCCGTCGATTCAACGTCGGGAAACGGCGTTGCCCATGCAGTATAATCAATGCGAAGATTTAGACTATCGTAGTCGCTCGAAACCGGGCAGTTGAAATAGATCTTTCGGCCATATCGTGTGTACTTCCACGGTTCCGATTCCGACTGTTCTGAAATAGGAATGTAATCCTCGAAAAACTTTTCCTTGTCTACGTACTTAAGCCCGGCCTGCCTGGTATCTTCGCCGTTAAGTATCCATATCTTGCCGATGTGTGCCGGATCCAAAGTGCTAATATCGACTTCGGTGTCATCGGTCGAAATTGTAAATGTTGTTTCGTCAATCGTATTTAGATCTTCCAGCCCCGGACTCTTACGCACAATATGAAGCTGTGCCTCGTTCAGGGCATCCAAAACGAAGCTCGTCGTAATAAGTACCGAATCGTTGGAGCGACCGGCTCTGGCACGAACAGTTGTAATCAACTCAGCACAAGTTTTATTTGCCATCTTTAAGATCCTTATATATTTGATCGAAAACAAGTTTGTGGTTCGCGTGCCACTGCTTACCCATGCACGTACTGCATGGATACTGCGTTTCCGGGATCAAGATACCCTGGTACAGCTCGAACATCTTACCGGGCGTATCGTCCATCTGTCCGAGCAGCACGTCTTCGTGCGGGGGGTAGTCGCTGCGAATATTGCAGCAGGGAACCGCCCATCCATTGTGATTGATCCCGAACATCTGTATAGGTTCGTAGCAAGTGAACATTCGCTTTTCCGGTCTGCGAACCCGAACATCGCAGCGATTATGGCCTACCTTACGAAAGTCCTTGCTATATGCTATAAGCACCAGGTCACCAACGAGGGCAAACCATTTGTTTGGCGATTTTTCCTCGAAATCAATATCGGGCAGCTTCCACTTGAGACTGTCAAATTTTTTTCTAATAGCCTCGTCGGTGTATTCTTCCTTCTCGCCGAAATACAACTGGCACTTGAGCAAACCAAGCCCGGCGTTGGCAAGGTCGTGAACCATTTTTGTGGAAAGATAATCGGTATTGGTATTAGAAAACAACCTGGCGTTAGGCAGCAATCCCTTCGCTTCTCTTATTCGGTTCGGCAGGCCCGGCTGACTCGTCGGCTCGCACCATCCGGCCCAACATACGGCTTCGTCGTAATCAATACTCGCAAGATCGAGTAAGGCCTGCATGTATATATCGTGATCAAGGAACTTAACCGGGCCCCGCCTGTCAATAAACTTGTTCGGACAGAACCAGCATTTACGGTTACAATACGAATGCGGCTCAAACTCTACGAGACGGATATTTGCTTTGAATCGTTCTTTGTTCGTCATTTCGCCACCGCCTGTCCACCGGCAGCGGTCATTTCGATCTGCATAGAGCAGTATGGGCAACGGGCAATACTGCTTTTACCGTCAAACTTAGCCCAATAAATGTTACGGCAGCATGGACATACCCACCGGTGATCACCTTTTTGCGGCTTTAGACGAACTACCGATTTATCGTGATATCGAGCAATTTTCGGCCATGAGTTGGGAATGTTCGTCCTAATTTTCCTGGCCGTGATATGATCGTGAATGTATCCGGCTGCACGTTCGCACGCCTTGCCGTCAATTTTGCCGTACAAGTGGTCCTGTAATTCACGATAAACGTTCTCATTGATGTTTGGCTTCGTCGCCGTGGCAAGATGAAATTCAAGCTCTCGATACGTCTTGAGATTCGGACTTACTTTTGCAAGCAACGGATCAGGATTAACGTTACAAAAATTGAAAGACGGAATGCCAAGCAAGTAAGCTTCGATCGCTAATGTAGAGCCGGAATGTACCAGAATATCTACCGACCTTAATATCTCGGACGAAGCACTCTGTCGAGGATGAATCTTTACTTCAAACGGTGGCAATTGCTGTACGTATTCCTCCGTTTGTTCACCCGGCCTGACTTTCAGCTCGAAAGCCCACTCGTCACCGAACCATTTAACCAGTTCGTTGATCGCCGATAGCCATACATCTCTTGCCGCCCGATGCAACTTATAAATTTCCTGATGATAACCGGAATCTTCCGGCAGGCCCGTCTCGCAGTATTCACTGCGGCAATCCGCCGTCGAAAAACCGGTGGCAAACAAGATAGTTTTTTTGCGAGCCGCTTTGTTTATACTGCTATTCTTGAAATACGGATCGAAAGCAAAGGCTCCGCAGACCCTTAGCTTCTCGGCGGATACGTGTCCCTGTTCCGCCAGAATGTCGGCAAATTCCCGGCCCCACACGCATTCGAGATCGACGTACGGATTGTAATTCCAATTACCGAGGATAATAGCCTTGCGATCATCGCTGAGTCTTTCGAACTGCTCCCGGCCCATTCCCGCCTCGCCACGCCGGACTATGACTTCGATACCCCACTGCTTGCATTGCTTAACGAAGTCCAGCTTATACTGACCGCCGACCATCGGAACAATCACTACATCTGGTTTTTCGTAAGTTACAGTTTCGGGGCCTGCCATAATGAAATTACGGACTCTTGCATCATGCCCGAGTTTCGTTAGTTCTTCGGCCAGCATTTTATCGATAAATTTGTCACGCTGGCCTGTTAATGTCAAAATCGCAATCTTCATAATTCAAACCTTCTTCCTTGTATTTGTGTAAAAAAATAATGTGTCCTGA